CGGTGTCGATGTCGCTGGCGGTGAGGCCGGTGCGCTCGGTGATGAGGCGCTGCAGCACATCGCCCACGGTGTTGACGTAGCTGCCGCCCGTCTTGCTGCCGCGCACATCGGCGGTGAGCTGGCCGGTTAACGCGCCGGTGAGGGTGATGGTGCCGTTGGCCAGGTTGACGGTGTAGGCGCCGGTGGCCGCGCCGTTCACGTAGAGGGCTGTCACGGCGTCAATCTGGCCGTCGTGCACGGCGTAGGTGCGCGTGGCGGAATCGATCAGCACCGGGCGCACTTGGCGGCATTCGCCGTAGCAGATGGGGCGGCGGGCGTCTTTGGTGCTGTCAGTGCCGCCGATGAGGGTGGTGAGCGCGGGCACGTCCAGCAAGAGCTGGCGGTCACGGATGCGCAGGGTCAGCGTGCTGGCGTCGCGGGCCTGGATGTCGTCGATGGCGCCAGAGAACACCAGGCGGAAGTCCGCCTTCGGCCAGCGCGCATCGCCCAAAAACATGCGGATGGCGCGGCCGTCCCACGCATCGGTGAGCCAGGCGTCACGCGCGCCGCTGCTGTTGTCGATGTCGATGTCGCCGTAGGAGATGAGGCTGCGGCCGCGCAGCACTTCGGCCAGGGCGGTTCTCACGTAGGGGACATCGAGCACCAGGTCTTCGTAGGCGGTGTGGGCGGGGCTGTCCGTGGGCGCGGTGACGAAGGGCGCGGTGGCCATGTAGCGCGTGACCGCGGTGCCGCCCGAGAAGGCTTCGGCCTCGACCAGCACCACGCGGTCTCGGTTGTCGGCGCGCAGCCAAGCGGTGAAGTCGGTGTCGGAGATGGGCATGGCTCAGGCGCCTCCGCTCCAGCCGACGTTGGGGTCAAATGCAATCGAATCGCCCACGCTGCGGGCGTTCTTGTCCAAGGCCTTGACGAGCGCGGCCTCAAGCTCGCCCACGCGGGCGATCAGGCGCTCGAGCGTGCTGACGGTGGCGTCTGCCGCTGCGTTGGTGGCCGCTGTCAGCCCGCCCAGGCCGTCGCCCAGGCCCAGGATGTTGGACACCGTGCCGCTGGCCGGCGCGGTGTTGGCCAGCAGGCTCAAGCTGCCGCCCTGCGCTTCGAGGAACTGGCCCACGGGCGCGAAGGCGTTGGCGATGTCCAGAAGCTGGCTGAGGCGCTGGCGGCCTTGCTCGCTGGTGACGTCGGTGCTTTCCACCAGGCGGCGGAAGTCTGCGCGGCTGTAAAGCTCGCCCGTGATGCCCAGGCCGGCGAGCTGCTGCTGCACGGCGCGGGCGGTGAGGCCGAGCTTTTCCGTTTCCTCGTAGTAGCTGTTGACGAAGTTCTGCGTCTTGCCCAGCAGCGCCTCGATGCCGCCGGCAAAGCCCAGCAGTTGCTCCTTGGCCTCCACGCTCAGGTTGGCCACGCGCGAGAAGATGCCGCCGAAGTCGTTGATGGTGTTGCTGAACTGCTGCAGGCCGGACATGCGCTGCAGCGTGGTGGCGATGGTTTCGCCGGCCTTCTGAAAGGGGGTGAGCTGGTCGCGGTAGGTTTCGGCCAGGTCTTCGCCGTAGCGGGTGAACAAGGCGGTGATCTCGGCCTGGTCTTTGGCGGCGTCGCCGGTCAGCTTGGTCTTGAACTGCGTGGTGATGTTGGCCAGCGCGGCGGCGGGCAGGCTCAAGGTCTGCGCGAAGGCCTGCGTCTGCGCGTACATGGCCTGGCTGCCGGCGCCCAGGGCGGCGCTCATGTCGTCGCCCAGGGCGCTGTAGTTGGTGCCGCTGCGGTTGCGCCGGAACCAGCCACCCTTCTGGAACCAATCCTGGTACTGCTGGCCAGTGGCCATGCCGCCGGTGAGGGAGCCGACGATGCCCTGGTCGCGCATCTCCTTGGCCTTCATGCCAAACGCGCGGTTGACCAGGCCGCCCACCACGCCGGCGATGGGGCCGATGCCGGGGATCATGCTGGCGATGCCGGCGATGGTGTTGACGGCGCCGCCCGCGCTGTAGCCGCCGCTGAGCATCTTGCTGATGCCGTAGCCCATCATGCCGTTGCCGGCCATGCCCAGGCCCGAGCCGAGCATGCTGCCCAGGCCCGTGGGCCCGGCGATCATGTTGCCGCCGATGTTCTGCAGGCTGCTCAGGCCCAGGGATTGGCCCAGGCTGCTGTTCACCAGGTTCAGGCCCAGCATGCTGCCGGTGGTGCCGTTCAGCAGGCTGGCCCCGGCGCTGAGCAGGCTGCCGAATCCGGAGCCGGCACCACCCATGGCGCCCGCTGCACCCGTGCCGGCCATGGCGTTGCCCATGCCCAGCGCGCTGCCGATGGCGGTGGTGAACGGGTTGACGATGGCCTGGATGATCGGGCGCAGCACCGTGGTGCGAAACAGGCCTTTGATGTAGTCCGCCGCGCTCTTGCCGCCCTGCATCAGCGCATCGCTCAGGCTCTGGCCGATCTGGTCTGCGGTGCGTTGCCATTCCTGCTCGAATCGGCGCGCCTGGTCGATGCCTTCGCGCACGGTTTCGCGGTTGGCGATGGCTTCGCGGATGGCGCGCTCGCGGTCCCGGTAGGCGTCACTCGTCTTGTCCAGGCCGGTGCGCTCCATGGCCAGCAGGGCGATGCTGATCTCGCGCTCGGTGTTGCTCATGGTGAGCGCGCGGGTTTCGGCGTCGATGTTGGCAATCAGCTCGTCCGCGCTCTTGATCTGCGCGTCGATCAACCGGCCGGCCTCGTCCTGGTCGATCAGGCCGGCGCGGCGGGCCATGATTTCGCGGTCGATCGCTTCGGCGGTGGCGGTGGCGAGGGCCTGCCGCAGGGAGATGCGTTGACGGATGGCCTCGGCCTGACTCTTCAAGGCATCGTATTCCCTCTGATCCCCTGCGCGATCCAGCGCGCGAGCGGCTTGTACTTCGAGGATGACCGCGCTTTCTTCTTCGCGCGTATCGATCATGCGCTGATAGGCTTCCTTGCCCATCGTCAGTTGTGCCAGTTGATCGGCAAGGGCTTGGTTCTCCTGCGTGATCTTGCTGGCGCTGGAGGTCAGGGTGTCCAGATACTTCTCGCGGGCCTGGATGGCGGCGGCGGTGGCTTTGGCTTCCCGGTCGATCTCGTCTGCACCGCCCTTGGCGAAACTGGCGCGGATGGCGGCGATGCGCTGCTCAATGGCGGCTTCGCTCACGCGGGCTGCCAGGCCTTGCTCACGCGCTTCGGCAATGGCCTTGTTCAGGCGCTGCTGCTCGCTCAGATACTTGGTGCTTTCCTTGTCCCACGCGGCGCGGGCCTGCACCACGCCCTGCTCTTCCTTGCGGGCGGCGATGCCGAGTTTCGTCCAGCCAAGCTGCGATTCCTGCAGAGCAATCTGGGTGCGCAGGGCGTCAATGGCGGGCTGATATGAGGCCTGGTTGTCAGATCGGGCGGTCGCTTGAGCCGCTTCGCGGCGCTCAAGGTCGGCCTTCAACGCAGCCAGTTGCTGCTCGGGCGTGGTTGGTTTGCCCAGGTCTGCGATTTTTCCAAGGAAGTCGAAGAGCTGGCCCGCGTTTTCCTTCATGCCAAACAGCAGCTTGTCCAGCGGCCCCATGCTGGCCAGCAGTGCAACTGTGCTTTGGTTGGCTCGATTGTTGGCCGCTTGAATGGCTAAGCCGGCCGCCTCACCGGTACGCCCTTGCGAGTCCAGCGCCTTGATCTGTTCGTAGAGCGAGAGCGTGAGGAACCTTGTTTGCTCGTTCAGCTTGATGGATGCTTCGACCGGCGATTTGCTGATGCCGGACAACCGCTTGATGAACTCTTCAGCCGCAGGCCCTCCGGCGCGCTCCAGTTGGATGGCCGCCAGTGCCACACGCTCCATAGAGTCTGCTGCGATGTCGCCCTGCTTGGCGATGGCGGCCAGCACTTCTGCGGCGCGGCCCTGGCTGCCAGCCACTGCGCTGATGCGCTTGGCCATTTGATCCATGGCGCCCGCTGTGGTGCCGGCCGCATTGCCTGTTTCTTCCAGGGCGGCGGTGTAGGCGCTGATCTGACGTCCGCCCAAAAAGGCAGCAGCGCCTGTCGCAGCAATAGCCACGCCGGCCACCGTCAACGGATTGATGAGGGTTTTCAAATACCCGGTCACGCCCGAGATGGCCTGGCCGATGCCGCCGTATGAATCCTTGATCTGCCCACCCTGCTGGATGAGCACCATCCAGGCGGGCATGCCGCTGGCCAGGCTGGTGACCACATCGGTCATCTGCATGGCGAGCTGGCGGTTGGCCTGGCGCAGCAGGTTGGCCTCCACGCGGGCATCGCGCGTCATGTTGGTGTAGCCGGCCATGGCCTGGCTGACGCCGCCCGTGGTGGTGCCCAGGGCAGTGGTGGCCTGGGCCACGCCTTGAAGGGCGGCCTGCGCCTGCGAGGCGCCGTCCACCGCGATCTTGATGCCGATGTCTTGCGGGCCGGCCATCAGGTCACCTCACCCACGCCGGGCGCTGCTGCTGCGCTCTTTGCGCTCGCGCTCGGCTTGCCACTCGGCCACGGTTGCGGCTTCGAGCACCTGGATGTCGGCCATGACTTCGGGGAGCTGCTGGCGCGGCACCAGTCGGCGCATGCGGATGAGGGCTTCCACGCCGGCGTAGTCCAGGCCGAGCGCGCCACCCATGGGCGCAATGCGCCATTGCGTGCGGCAGGCGATGAAGACGGTGAACGCAGCTTCATGCTCGGGCCAGAGGTGGAAGACGGGCTGCCCGCCTGCACGGCCAGCGCCCGAGCCTTCAACGGCCACCAGGCCGAAGGCGGCCAGGGCCTGGGCGGCTTCGTCGTCTTCAGGTGGGGTGTCGGAGGAGGGCGGCGCGTCATCGTCGTGGGGTCCGGTGGTGAGTTCACCGCGGGCGAGGAGCCGCGCCGCCTCCTTCAGTTTTTTGCTTTGCCCTTGACGCCGCAGGCGTCCAGATAGGCCGCATAGAGCAGGTTGCCCATGCCCACGATGTTCAGCAGCGCATCGAGCGCGCCCGCGCTGAACTCCAGCGGGTTGCCGCCTTCGTCCATGACGCTGGACCAGCCCTGCACCACGCTGCGCAGAAACTCCGTGGTGAGCAGGTCTTCGCTGGTGAGCACGTCGCGCAGCTTGTCGGCCGGCAGGCGCCGGCACGTGAGGCTGAAGCTGAAGGGCGTGAAGTTGCCCGCCGCATCGGGCAGGCGCCCGGCTACGGGCACGGTGATGGTGTCAGAGACAACCAGTTTGAACATGGTGCGCAGATCCTTGGTGGAGGGGTGCGGTGGGTGCTGCCGGTGCTGCGGGCAGGCTTACAGGCAGACCAGGCGCAATTCGTCGTTGCCGGCCGTGGTCGGCGTGAAGCGCAGGTTCATGGCGGCGTGCACGTCGCCCTCGTACTCCGTATCGCTCGGGTCAATGCGCTGCACCTGCGGGGCGTGCAGCAGGATGCCCACGCCGGCACCCGTGCTGTGGCTGAAGCCCAGGCTGGTGTTGGTGTTGGCGTTGATGTCCGTGAGGAAGGAGACCTCCTGCGCGGCGGTGAGGTCGAGCTGCATGCTGCCTTGCACGTTGCGGTCAGAGATCTGCACCGCCTGGCCGCCAAGCAGGGCCTTGCGGCTCACGGTGTTCTGCAGGTTGACCGTCAAGCCGCGCGACGGGTAGGCGGTGCCGCTGGACAGCACGCCGGCCGAGTAGGTGGCGCCCAGGTTGATGTCGCCGCTGTTCACGTCCGTCACCACTTGCGGCGCGCGGAAGGCGGTGAGCGTGACCGCGGGGTCAGCCACTGCGGTGCGCCCACCGTCTAGGCCGGCGAAGGTGAAGCGCAACATCGGCGCGGCGCCCTCGTTCAGCATGATTTCGACGTTGCCCATGCAGCCGAGGGCCACGCGGCGAACGCCGTCGATGTGGTAGTAGATGGTGACGCTGGAGAAGCTGGCCGACACCGGCGTGTACTCCACGCGGGCCGGCGTGGCCAGCACGGCTTCGGCCATGCCGCAGGCGCGCAGCAGCGGGCCCCAGGCAGGCGCGGTGCCAGCGGTGCCGGAGTTCGCCAGCTCCACCTCGAAGCTGCACTCGACAAAGCGCGTGCCGGCGAGCTGGCCGCTGCCGCCGAAGAAGGGCCTGATGAAGTTCCGCTCAACGTTGTTGTAGGCGAGGTTGAAGCTGGCGTTGGAGACCAGGATGGCGTTGGCTGCGCCGGTGGGCACGCTGTCGGTGCCGTACGTGGTTTCGGTCTTGGCCAGGATGGCGGTTTTGCGGATGAGGCGAGGCACGGCTTACTCCTTCGGGGTGTTCAGGGCTGCGGGCGCGGCGGCTGCGGGGGCGGCGGCCTCGTCGGTTTCGGGCAGGCGCACC